GTTCTCAAAATCGGTGGAGCTGCATGACAAAGTCATCGGGCATTATCTGAACATAAAACACTATCAATAAGTTGGAGTCATTACCGACTTTCTGACCAATTTTCTGAAATGTGTTCTCCGAATTTGGGCAAATAGAAAAAGGCCATTTCCATTCAGGGTCTGATGGAAATACTTCAGCCTGTTCCAAAGCACGGCGTAAAGAGAACACAACTCCAGCCATAATCTGATGTTTCTCATTGGTCCAGCTATCGCCGCTCTGATCTACAGGGGCGGCTATGTCGTATGACCAAACGACTTCACAGTTATTGTTTAAAATCTGGACTTTCATTTCATACACCTGCTTTAACATGAGTGCCTAGTGGCACAACATGACTCAACGAATCATCCTGGACTTCATATGCCCCAGGCGGCTACTTCGTGGGCGTCCTGCCTGTTCGTTGTTTCGCTTGGGTACATTATGTATCTCAAAGGTACATTGTCAAGTATAAAAAAACCTGCCGAAGCAGGTTCATAAACATTGATTAGGCTTTGATTTTGTATCTTCTTGGTTTTCCTGAGAAAATCACTGTACCAATTATAGAGCAATTACCGTTGATCTTAATGTAAGGCTCAGGCCAGTTTGGGTTTAACGCTTTGAGATAACGCTGTGTCCCATCTTCTATCAACCTTTTGAAGGTGGTTTCACCTGTATCGTGCATCAATGCAATAACGTCGTCACCGTGGCAGGCAGGTACTTCAGGATCGACAAAAATCATGTCTCCCGGGCGGTACTCATCAATCATTGAATCACCTATCACCCGCAAGATATAAGTCATTTCCCCACAGGGTACAGGGCAGGGATACGTTTCTGCTGTGCTCAAATCAACCTCAGAATATCCAACTTCTTTCCATGCTCCGGCCTGTACCCATGATATGACAGGGACTAATGTGATTTGTTTATTAGTGATTGAAACATCAGGTTTTTTTGTGATGTTCGTTGTCTGGTGTTCTTGATCGAGCCATCCGACAGGCAGGTCGAAACATTTTTCGATGTGTCGTGCCATGCTGTCACCGATATTTTTAGTAGCACCATCTCCCATAAACCTGCTGGTCTGGGTTGGCTCGCGATCAATCATAGTGGCAAAGGAAGAATTCCCGCCAACACCATCTCTCAGTTTTCTGGCGTTAGACCGCCGGATGTCATGGATTGTTTTCATAACGAAATTAAAACCCTTGTACCGTTAAGGTACAAGTATCTTGAAGGTTCATTTCAATCATGTAATATGTACACCGGAGGTACATATTGTATGAAAGCGTATTGGGACTCTTTAACCAAAGAACAGCAGGGCGAGTTGGCCGGAAAAGTTGGCTCAACACCTGGCTACTTACGGCTGGTTTTCAATGGCTATAAAAAAGCCAGTTTTGTGCTGGCTAAAAAACTTGAGCAATGCACGTCAGGTGCAATTACGAAATCTGACTTAAGACCGGATATCTATCCGAAAGATTAGCAGAACACTTTCATTTTTTAACCACAGAACGATGAGGCTAATTGTGGGTAAGCATCACTGGAAAATAGAAAAACAGCCTGAGTGGTACGTGAAAGCTGTCAGAAAAACTATCGCGGCGTTGCCGGGTGGTTACGCTGAAGCGGCTGACTGGCTCGATGTAACAGAAAACGCTTTATTCAACCGCCTTCGTGCAGATGGCGATCAGATTTTCCCGCTGGGATGGGCAATGGTTTTACAGCGTGCTGGTGGCACTCACTTCATTGCTGATGCTGTGGCGCAGTCTGCAAATGGCGTCTTTGTGTCTCTTCCTGACGTCGAGGATGTGGACAACGCCGATATTAACCAGCGTCTGCTGGAAGTCATTGAACAGATCGGCAGTTATTCAAAACAGATTCGTTCAGCAATCGAAGACGGTGTAGTGGAACCGCATGAGAAGACAGCAATTAACGACGAGCTGTATCTCTCAATTTCGAAGCTGCAGGAGCATGCAGCACTTGTCTACAAAATTTTTTGCATTTCAGAAAGTAATGACGCCCGCGAGTGTGCAGCTCCGGGCGTCGTGGCGTCGATTGCTTCTGGTTGTGGAGAAACTAACGCATGAACAGTTTAACAACACACTACCGTCGCTCGCAACTGATTGCGCTTCCTGTTCCGGGTGGAAAAGCGAAGGTGGAATATTGCTATGCAGTGAATGTACCAGGTGACAGGGAAATTGTAACCCACAGCTTTGCAGAGTGGGCTGTGGGTGATTTCAACCGGCAGAAGGAGACAGTCCTTTGCGACAAGTTAACCGCTGGTTCAAAGATCACTACGGAGTGCCCGTCAGAGTCATTCGTTGGGAGTCGGAAACACAACGTGTTATCTACCTCCGCGAAGGCTATGAGCATGAGTGCTTCAGCCCGCTCGAACAGTTTCGTCGTAAATTCAGGGAAATAGAGGTCGGTCATGAGCACTAAATTAACCGGCTATGTATGGGATGGTTGCGCTGCATCAGGCATGAAATTATCCAGCGTGGCAATTATGGCCCGCCTGGCTGATTTCAGTAATGACGAAGGTGTGTGCTGGCCATCAATTGAAACCATTGCCCGTCAGATTGGCGCGGGGATGAGTACCGTCAGAACGGCTATCGCACGGCTGGAAGCAGAAGGCTGGTTAACGCGTAAGGCGCGTCGCCAGGGTAACCGCAATGCGTCGAATGTTTATCAGCTTAACGTTGCGAAGCTTCAGGCAGCGGCATTTTCTCAACTGTCAGATTCTGACCCGTCAAAATCTGACGCATCAAAATCTGACCCGTCAAAATTTGATGCGTCGAAATCAGGCAAAAAAGCGGGTTTTCACCCGTCAGAATCTGGCGGGGATCCGTCAGTAAAATCAAAACATGATCCGTCAGATAAAAAACCTTCTCGTCCGGACGCTTCGCAACCGGACACGCAGACGGCTGAACAGGATTTTTTAACTCGCCATCCTGATGCGGTTGTATTCAGCCCTAAAAAGCGCCAGTGGGGGACGCAGGATGATTTGACCTGCGCACAGTGGCTCTGGAAAAAAATCATCGCCCTGTACGAGCAGGCTGCCGAATGTGACGGCGAGGTGGTTCGTCCCAAAGAACCGAACTGGACAGCCTGGGCAAACGAAATTCGCCTGATGTGTGTGCAGGATGGTCGTACTCACAAACAAATCTGCGAGATGTACAGCCGCGTCAGCCGCGATCCGTTCTGGTGCCGTAACGTGCTCAGCCCGTCGAAGCTGCGGGAAAAATGGGATGAGCTTTCCCTGCGCTTATCGCCGTCCGTCAGCACGTACACAGAAAAACGCGAAGACCCGTACTTCAAAGCCAGTTACGACAATGTGGACTACAGCCAGATCCCGGCAGGATTCAGGGGGTGAGCATGAGTCTTTTGAATGACGTTCAGAAATTCATTGAAGCCCATCCGGGCTGTACTTCCGGAGACATTGCGGATGCTTTTGCAGGTTACTCACGGCAGCGCGTTCTGCAGTCAGCAAGCAAGTTACGTCAGAGTGGGCGTGTGGCTCACCGTTGTGAAGGAGATACACACAGACATTTCCCGCGCCTGACTGAGAGAGCGCAGGATCCGGAACCACAACCAGTTCGTGAAACCAGACCTGTGCGCAATTTCTATGTCGGCACTAACGATCCACGGGTGATTTTGTGCCTGACCCGCCAGGCTGAAGAACTGGAGTCCAGGGGCTTATACCGTCGTGCTGCAACCGTGTGGATGGCGGCATTCCGTGAAAGCCACTCCCAGCCAGAACGAAACAATTTTCTGGCGCGTCGTGAGCGGTGCTTACGGAAAAGCAGCAAGCGCGCTGCATCGGGTGAAGAGTGGTATCTGTCAGGGAATTACGTGGGGGCTTAATGAGTAATAAATATTGCCAGGCGCTGGTGGAACTGCGGAACAAACCAGCCCATGAACTGAAGGAAGTGGGCGATCAGTGGCGCACGCCGGACAACATTTTCTGGGGAATTAACACCCTGTTTGGCCCGTTTGTTCTGGATCTGTTTACTGACGGTGATAACGCCAAATGTGCCGCGTATTACACGGCGGAAGATAACGCGCTGGCGCATGACTGGTCAGAACGTCTTGCGGAGCTTAAAGGTGCTGCCTTTGGTAATCCCCCATACAGCCGCGCCAGTCAGCATGAGGGGCAATACATCACCGGCATGCGTTACATCATGAAACATGCCAGTGCCATGCGTGATAAGGGCGGGCGCTATGTTTTCCTGATCAAAGCTGCCACCAGCGAAGTGTGGTGGCCGGAAGATGCGGACCATATTGCTTTTATTCGCGGGCGTATTGGTTTTGAACTGCCTGCCTGGTTTATCCCGAAGGATGAGAAGCAGGTGCCGACAGGCGCTTTCTTCGCTGGTGCTATTGCTGTTTTCGACAAGACCTGGAAGGGACCGGCAATCAGCTACATCGGGCGCGATGAACTTGAGGCATGTGGTGAAGCCTTTCTGGTGCAGGTTCGCCAGCAGGCGGAAAAACTGGTCAGGGAGATGGCGGCATGACGACGTTAACTCAATGCCAGCAGCAGGTGCTGGATATGCTGATTTCTTACCAGAAAGAGCGTGGCTTTCCGCCAACCAATCAGGAGGTGGCAACCATGCTGGGATACCGTTCAGTGAATGCAGCGGTAGAGCATCTTCGTGCACTGGAGAAAAAAGGCGTCATCACGATAAAGCGTGGCGTGGCCCGGGGGATAACGCTTCATACCGCGGTGAAGGACGACGACAGCGAGGCGGTCGGGATTATCCGCGCATTGCTTGCCGGTGAGGAAAACGCCAGGCTGCGTGCAGCCCACTGGTTACATGAGAGAGGCCTGAAAGTATGAAGCTGATCTTGCCTTTCCCGCCCAGCGTGAACACGTACTGGCGACACCCCAACAAAGGGGCGTTTGCTGGTAAGAGCCTGATAAGCGCGGCGGGGCGAAAATTCCAGAGCGCGGCGTGCGCAGCAATAGTTGAGCAGTTACGTCGTCTGCCGAAACCAACGTCGGCACCTGCTTCAGTGGAGATCGTGTTGTTTCCTCCGGATAACCGGATCCGCGATCTGGACAACTATAACAAGGCGCTGTTTGACGCCCTGACCCACGCGGGTGTGTGGGAAGACGACAGTCAGGTGAAAAGAATGCTGGTGGAGTGGGGACCGGTTATCCCGGAAGGGAAGGTCGAGATCACTATCAGTAAGTACGAGAAAACGGCGGGTGCAGCCGCCTGATTAAGAGGAGAAACGAAGTATGAATAATCTGATGGTCATTGATGGTATTGAAGTTCGTCGTGATGCTTATGGGCGTTACAGCCTGAACGATCTGCATCGCGCAGCAGTAGCATCTGGTGCAAATGCCAGAACCAAGGAGCCGGGAAAGTTTCTTTCCAGCCAACAAACTGTTGAGCTTGTTCATGAATTGACCAACACCCAGAATTTGGGTGTTGACCCGGTGAGTGTGATTCATGGGGGAAATGAACGGGGAACGTATGTCTGCAAGGAACTGGTGTATGCCTATGCAATGTGGATCAGCCCGTCATTCCATCTGAAGGTGATCCGTACTTTCGATATGGTAACCAGCGCACCGGAAAAATTATCCGGACAGGCTGCTGACAAGATGCAGGCTGGCGTGATCCTGCTGGACTTTATGCGCCGGGAGTTAAACCTGTCTAACTCTTCAGTGCTTGGTGCCTGTCAGAAACTCCAGGAGGCTGTTGGCTTACCGAATCTGGCACCGCGCTATGCCATTGATGCTCCTGCTGACGCGCCTGATGGCTCAAGCCGCCCCACGCTGTCATTGAGTGCACTGCTGAAGCAGTATGGTATCCGCCTGACAGCTAATCAGGCATATCACCAGATGGCGAAGCTGGGGATCGTTGAACAACGTGAACGATACAGCCGCACTGCGATTAACAACATCAAAAAATTCTGGTCGCTGACGGCGAAAGGCTGCATGTTCGGCAAGAACATCACCAGTCCCGCAAATCCGCGCGAGACGCAGCCGCATTTCTTCGAATCCCGATTCCCTGAGCTGTTAAAGCTGCTCGATACCGTTCATTGAGGTGACCGTGAGAGCACTACTGACCCCTGAAATTGCCCCGCGTATGGGGATCGTATTGTTCAGACCAGGTTCAGAGCTGATGCCCTTGTTTATGCAGGGGCGTGTCCTGCTGGAGCCTGAGCCGGAACGTTATTCATCTTTCGCCAGTGGTGCCGTTCCGGCGGCATCACAACCGCTGGCGGATGATCCTGCCGTTCGGGCCGTGTTCCGCAATGAGGCAGTGATCCGTCGTGCTGGTGGAGTGGAATGTCTTGAAAGCTGGTTACTTCGTGAAAAAGGCTGCCAGTGGCCTCATTCCGACTGGCACAGCGAGAACATGACCACAATGCGACACGCGCCGGGCGCAATCCGTCTGTGCTGGCACTGCGATAACCAGCTGCGCGATCAGTTCACGGAACGGCTGGAATCAATGGCAACGGATAACTGTGCCCGCTGGGTGTTGTCTGTCGTGCGTCGGGATCTCGGTTTTGATGATAGTCACGTTGTGACAATGCCGGAACTGTGCTGGTGGCTGGTTCGTAATGACCTGGCGGATGCCTTACCGGAAAGTGCAGCCCGTAAGGCACTGAGATTACCGAAGCCTGTTGTGCCGTCTGTCACCCGGGAAAGTGACCTTGTGCCTTCGGTTCCTGCCACCAGCATCATCCAGGATAAAGCGAAAAAGGTGCTGGCGCTGAAAGTGGATCCGGAGTCGCCGGAGTCTTTTATGTTACGCCCAAAACGTCGCCGCTGGGTTAACGAAAAGTACACGCGCTGGGTTAAGACGCAGCCGTGTGCATGTTGTGGAAAGCCTGCTGATGATCCCCACCACCTGATAGGCCACGGTCAGGGCGGGATGGGTACAAAAGCGCATGACCTCTTTGTGTTGCCTTTGTGCAGAAAGCATCACGACGAGCTGCATGCGGATACCGTGGCATTTGAAGAGAAGTATGGCTCCCAGCTGGAGCTGATATTTCGTTTTATCGATCGCGCGCTGGCAATTGGCGTGCTGGCGTAAGTGGAGAACGAGCATGAACCTTGAAGCCTTACCGAAATATTACTCCCCAAAATCTCCAAAATTGAGCGATGACGCACCGGCGACAGGCTCTGGTGGTTTAACAATTACGGATGTAATGGCTGCGCAGGGGATGGTGCAGTCGAAAGCACCGCTTGGGTTTGCCTTATTCCTGGCAAAAGTTGGTGTTCAGGATCCTCAGTTTGCGATTGAAGGTCTGCTCAATTACGCGATGGCACTGGATAACCCGACATTGAACAAATTGAGTGAAGAAACCCGGCTACAGATCATTCCTTACCTTGTGAATTTTGCCTTTGCTGATTATTCCAGGTCTGCGGCAAGTAAGGCTCGCTGTGAGCATTGTGCTGGTACTGGATTTCATAATGTATTGCGCGAAGTGGTGAAACACTCCAGAAGCGGGGAATCTGTTATCAAGGAAGAGTGGGTAAAGGAACTGTGTCAGCATTGCCATGGTAAGGGAGAAGTCAGCACAGCGTGCAGAGGGTGTAAGGGTAAAGGTATTGTCCTGGATGAAAAAAGGACCCGGCTTCATGGCACGCCTGTTTATAAGATTTGTGGACGTTGCAATGGAAACCGGTTTAGCCGTTTACCAACGACACTGGCGCGGTGTCATGTACAGAAACTGGTACCAGATTTGACGGATTATCAGTGGTACAAAGGATATGCAGATGTCATTGATAAACTGGTGACAAAGTGCTGGCAGGAAGAAGCATATGCTGAGACGCAATTAAGAAAAGTGACGAGATAAATGATTTTCGCCGAAGATGGCGACATAATTCTTGCATTTTTCAAAAAATATGGATAAGATTTTCCCAACGATGGGCTTTGTATGTCTACCGTTGATAAGATTTAAGAACCCGCCGCTGAGCGGGTTTTTTTGTGCCTTGATGTTGGCAGTACGGTAAACACGCTGGTGGTCGTGAATACTGACTTTTTATCTTGCTGGCTTTTTAGACAAGAGTTATTGGTATGTCATGTTAACCAGAAGGAAAAAAGACATGCTAAAACAGCTAGATATGACAGAAACGGCGAAAGTTGTTTTTAATGAATTAAGCGTCGAACCGGCAACAGTCGGGGAGATAGCACAAAACACATACCTTTCACGCGAACGCTGTCAGTTAATACTGACCCAGCTGGTTATGGCGGGGCTGGCAGATTACCAGTTCGGCTGTTACAGACGCCTTCAGCAATGAAGGGCTTTTAATTTGTGAAAATGGGCGGCTGGTGGGTGTTGGTAGCACCTGCCAGCCATTCGCTCATGCTTACTGGTCACAAGCGAACCATGGCCCACTGCTTTAGCGCAAAAGCAGAGTGAGCCTACCAGAGTTACGCTTACTGATTCATGAAAAATACTGTAAAAATAAACAGTGTTGATTTAATCAACGCTGATTGCCTGCATTTTATTCAGTCCCTGCCTGATGATTCCATTGACCTGATAGTTACCGATCCGCCGTACTTCAAAGTGAAGCCCAACGGTTGGGACAATCAGTGGAAAGGGGACGAAGATTACCTTAAGTGGCTGGACCACTGTCTGGCTCAGTTCTGGCGGGTGCTGAAACCTGCCGGAAGCCTTTACCTGTTCTGTGGACATCGCCTGGCATCTGATATCGAGATCATGATGCGTGAACACTGGTAAGAAAAACATGGTTTCCCACTGGTTTGGTGCCAGTCAGTGGCAGTTGCCGAATGAGGCTGACTACCGGAAGTTGCAGGCACTGTTTTCCCGTATAGCGGCAGAGAAGTTTCAGGAACAACAACTGGAACAGACACACCACCAGCTGGTGGCATCTTATGATTCACTGAATCGCAAATATTCTGAATTGCTGGATGAGTTTAAATCTCTCCGGCGCTATTTCTCCGTATCAGTCTCCGTGCCTTATACCGATGTCTGGACGCATAAACCCGTTCAGTTCTACCCGGGTAAACATCCGTGTGAGAAACCGGCGGATATGCTCCGGCAAATAATCAATGCCAGTAGTCGACCAGGTGATCTGGTTGCTGATTTTTTTATGGGATCTGGTTCCACAATAAAAGCAGCAATGGAGCTGGGGCGTCGGGCGTTAGGTGTTGAGCTTGAGTCAGATCGGTTTAACCAGACAGTGAAAGAGGTAAGTGAACTGGTGGGGAAATAATTCTGGTGGCCACGTTGCGTGGCCTTTTTATTTCCAACACAGCACCCGCAAATAATCGCGAGGTGAGAGATGACGAAATGCCTCATAACCCAAATACCTGGCCGGACTGGCTGGAGTTGTTCCAGAGCTGGTGGCGTGGAGATACGCCGCTGGGCGCAGTGATTATGTCGATTGTTATGGCTGGTTTGCGTATTGCCTATTTTGGTGGTGGTGGCGGCTGGAAACGAAAAACACTCGAAATTTTGCTCTGTGGCGCTCTGACGCTGACCTTTGCATCCGCGCTTGAGTATGTCGGATGGCCTAAATCGCTTTCTGTTGCCATTGGTGGTGGGGTGGGGCTGATCGGGGTCGATGCAATTCGTGGGGCTGCAATGAGAGTAATCGGTAACAAGTTTGGTGGCTCTAAGGAGTAATTTATGCAGGTACTAAATTCCCAGCGTAAAGCTTTCCTCGATATGGTGGCATGGTCAGAAGGAACGGATAATGGACGGCAACCGACATGTAACCACGGTTATGACGTTATTGTCGGTGGTGAACTCTTCACTGATTACTCCGACCACCCTCGCAAACTTGTCACGCTAAACCCAAAACTTAAATCAACGGCTGCTGGACGCTACCAGATTCTTTCCCGATGGTGGGATGCTTACCGTAAACAGCTTGGTCTGAAAGACTTCTCCCCCAAAAGCCAGGACGCAGTGGCATTGCAGCAGATTAAAGAGCGTGGCGCTTTACCGATGATTGATCGCGGTGATATCCGTCAGGCTATCGATCGTTGCAGCAATATCTGGGCTTCACTGCCGGGCGCAGGTTACGGTCAGTATGAACATAAAATCGGTGACCTGATTGCCCGATTTAAAGAGGCTGGTGGGGTGGTAAATGAAGTTGAGTTATAAGCTGATTATCGCTGCTTTTTTCGTTACTGCCATTGGTTCTTTCATCTGGTCAGCCAACTACTACTACAGCAAATATCAGTACGAAAAGAAACGTGCTGATGAGGCTTTACAAAATGCTGAATCAGCAACTGCCATTACCAATAACGTCCTGCAATCAATGCAAATCGTCAATACAGTTTTGGAGGCTAACCAGCATGCAAAACAGCAGATCGCACTGGAGTCACAGAGAACCCAGGAAGATATCAAAGTGGCTGTTGCGGATGATGATTGCGCTTCACGCCCTGTGCCTGATGTCGCTGCTGACCGGTTGCGGAAGTACGCGGACAGTATACGTGCAGGTTCCAACGATACCGTTACCGGCGAACCTGCTCGCTGAAACTCCACAGCCAGTTATACCCAATCCTCTGACTTATGGGGATAGTCTTAGTTTGAATGTAAGTCTGCTATCAGCACTGGGGCTATGTAACCGTGATAAGTCTGATCTTCGTAGGTTAGGAGAGCAAAAGTACAATCTGCATTTGAATAATAATATTCATTAGGTGAAATATTTTTATTTGACTGTTCTAGTTATTATGCTTTTAGTTACAATACTCTCACTATTAACAGTGAGGTAAAAATGAACGAAAATTATATTGCATATGAGACACTTGTAGCAAACCGTGCTGCTGCTGAGTGGGCTTGTTGGGCAATGATTGCATCTTGGGTGAGTGCTGGAGCTACTATTGTTACTTTGTTTTTGGCGTTCAAGGCATTATTTACGTGGAGGGAACAAGAGAAAACAAAAGTAAAAATAGATTTTAGGAATGCATTAAAGAAATTAAAGACAGCTCTATTATTTATGCCTGTCAATATTGACCCCGAGCAACTCAATGATGAACGAGAGCAAGTTATTGCGAAATGGCTATTTAAAGATGTAGATCTTATTAGTCAGCAAATTGAGTTGGGAGAAGAGAATGTTAAAAGATTTGATGAGCTTTTGAGTATTTTCGATTGTTGCCAATCTTCATGGTTTGCGACAGAGCACTTATTTGATAATACTGAGTTAGAAAAAGTTTGGCATGAGTTCGAGTCTAACTTTAATAAATATATAAATGGTGGTGAGAGTAAGGATTTACTTATGAAAATGCTTGATAAGCTCATCTCTTCTAGATTTGTATTTGAGTCAAGATAATTGCCTTTGAGCATTTTTCTTTATTATTTTACTTATTATAAATTTTTTATATGCCCCCTAGAATCCCAAAAGCCTGCCGCGTTCGCGGCTGCCGCAATACCACGACTGACCCGTCAGGCTACTGCGAAAGCCACAAAAGCGAAGGCTGGAAACAATACAAGCCAGGACAATCCCGTCACCAGCGCGGCTATGGTTCGAAGTGGGATGTTATCCGCGCGCGTGTGCTGAAGCGTGATAAAGGTTTATGTCAGTTATGTCTGCGTGCTGGTGTGGTGCGTGAGGCGAAAACCGTTGACCACATCATTCCTAAAGCGCATGGCGGCTCTGATGCCGACAGTAATCTGCAGAGTCTGTGCTGGCTGTGTCATAAGGCGAAGACGGCCCGTGAACGGCTGAAGTAAGAACCAGTTCCCACTGCCAGAGGGGAGGGGCGGGTCAAATCCCTGTGACCTGACGTCTTCCGGACTGCCCGCCCCATCGTTTTTTTATACCCGCGAAAAATGAAATTTAACCAGGAGTGCCGCATATGGCTGGAACGGCGGGGCGTTCCGGGCGTCGCCCCAAGCCAACGGCGCGCAAGGCGCTGGCCGGAAACCCCGGCAAGCGAGCCCTGAATAAAGATGAACCTGTTTTTACGCCCATCAAAGGTGTTGAGCCACCGGAGTGGTTCGCTGAAGAAGATCTCCCTCTCGCTACGATCATGTGGCAACTGACAACTAAAGAACTCTGCGGTCAGGGCCTGCTGTGCGTGACTGACCTCGCGGTGCTTGAGCGGTGGTGCGTGGCCTACGAGTTCTGGCGACGTGCCGTGAAAAATATTGCCAGACAGGGCAACACCATCACCGGTGCAATGGGCGGCAGGGTCAAAAATCCGGAGCTGACCGCCAAAAAAGAACAGGAGTCCGAGATGAGCAGTACGGGGGCAATGCTCGGACTCGACCCCAGCAGCCGCCAGCGTCTGATTGGCCTGGCGGGGCAGAAGAAAGCCACTAACCCGTTTCTGAAAATCATCGAATCATGAGCCGGAAATCTTACCCCAACGTAAATGCTGCCAATCAGTATGCCCGTGATGTCGTGCGCGGAAAGATTGTGGCCTGCCAGTTTGTGATTCAGGCCTGCCAGCGCCATCTTGATGACCTGATGGCGGAAAAAAGTAAGTCGTTTCGTTACCGCTTCGACAAGGACCTGGCTGAACGGGCCGCGAAATTTATTCAGCTGTTGCCGCACACTAAGGGTGAGTGGGCATTTAAGAGGATGCCCATCACGCTGGAGCCGTGGCAGCTCTTTGTGATCTGCTGCGCGTTTGGCTGGGTCAATAAAGGCTCCCGGCTGCGCCGCTTCCGTGAGGTGTATACCGAAATCCCCCGTAAGAACGGCAAATCGGCAATCTCTGCCGGTGTCGCCCTGTATTGTTTTGCCTGTGATAACGAGTTCGGCGCGGAAGTGTATTCCGGTGCCACGACGGAGAAACAGGCATGGGAAGTCTTTCGTCCGGCAAGACTGATGTGTAAACGCACACCCATGCTGACGGAAGCGTTCGGGATTGAGGTTAACGCCTCAAACATGAACCGTCCGGAGGATGGTGCGCGTTTTGAACCGCTGATCGGTAACCCCGGTGATGGTTCATCACCCCACTGTGCGGTGGTGGATGAATATCACGAGCACGCCACAGATGCGCTTTACACCACGATGCTTACCGGGATGGGGGCGCGACGTCAGCCACTGATGTGGGCTATCACTACCGCCGGGTACAACATTGAGGGGCCGTGCTACGACAAACGGCGGGAAGTCATCGAGATGCTCAACGGCTCGGTGCCTAACGATGAACTGTTCGGGATCATCTATACCGTTGATGAAGGTGACGACTGGACCGACCCGCAGGTGCTGGAAAAAGCCAATCCAAATATTGGCGTGTCGGTTTATCGCGAATTTTTGTTAAGTCAGCAGCAGCGTGCGAAAAATAACGCCCGTCTGGCAAACGTCTTTAAAACAAAACACCTCAATATCTGGGTGTCGGCGCGTTCGGCGTATTTCAACCTGGTGAGCTGGCAGAGCTGCGAGGATAAATCACTGACCCTTGAGCAGTTCGAGGGGCAGCCGTGCATTCTGGCCTTTGACCTGGCGCGTAAGCTGGATATGAACAGCATGGCGCGACTTTATACCCGCGAGATTGACGGTAAAACGCATTACTACAGTGTGGCCCCGCGTTTCTGGGTACCGTATGACACGGTGTACAGCGTCGAGAAAAATGAAGATCGCCGGACAGCCGAACGCTTTCAGAAATGGGTGGAAATGGGCGTTCTGACCGTTACCGATGGTGCGGAGGTGGATTATCGCTACATCCTCGAGGAGGCCAAAGCGGCGAACAAAATCAGCCCGGTCAGTGAGTCACCCATCGACCCCTTCGGGGCGACCGGGTTGTCACATGACCTTGCTGATGAAGACCTGAACCCCATCACTATCATTCAGAACTACACCAACATGTCCGACCCGATGAAAGAGCTGGAAGCGGCAATTGAATCGGGGCGCTTTCATCATGATGGCAATCCCATCATGACCTGGTGTATCGGCAACGTGGTCGGCAAAACCATTCCGGGTAACGATGATGTGGTGAAGCCCGTCAAAGAGCAGGCGGAAAACAAAATCGATGGTGCAGTTGCGCTGATTATGGCGGTTGGCAGAGCCATGCTGTACGAGAAAGAAGACACGCTGTCTGACCACATTGAGTCCTATGGGATCCGCTCGCTTTAACTGAGGTAATTATGATCATGCTGATTCTCGCGCCTCTGGTGGGCGTGCTGGGGGCGCTTTTGCTGGCGTATGGTGCCTGGCTGATTTATCCCCCGGCGGGGTTTGTTGTTGCCGGGGCGTTGTGTCTGTTCTGGTCGTGGCTGGTGGCGCGATATCTCGACCGTACACAGCCGTCTTTCGGCGGAGGTAAATAGTGTTCTTTTCGGGATTATTTCAACGAAAAAGTGACGCACCGGTGACCACGCCAGCAGAGCTGGCGGAGGCTATCGGGCTATCATATGACACCTATACCGGAAAGCAGATCAGCAGCCAGCGGGCCATGCGACTGACGGCGGTTTTTTCCTGCGTCAGGGTGCTGGCAGAGTCGGTCGGGATGTTGCCCTGCAATCTGTATCACCTGAACGGCAGCCTGAAACAGAGAGCCACCGGCGAACGTCTGCATAAGCTGATCTCCACGCATCCCAATGGCTATATGACGCCGCAGGAGTTCTGGGAGCTGGTGGTCACCTGTCTGTGCCTGAGGGGAAACTTTTACGCCTACAAAGTGAAAGCATTTGGCGAAGTGGCTGAACTGCTGCCCGTCGATCCCGGTTGTGTGGTACCGAAGCTTAACAGTAGCTGGGAGCCGGTCTATCAGGTCACATTCCCGGACGGCTCCACGGATGTGCTGAGCCAGGAGGATATCTGGCATGTGCGCACGCTGACGCTGGACGGACTGGTGGGGCTGAATCCCGTCGCCTATGCCCGCGAGGCAATATCGCTGGCGGCAGCGACTGAAGAGCACGGGGCCAGACTGTTCAGCAATGGTGCGGTGACGTCGGGTGTGTTGCGTACAGAGCAGACGCTGTCAGATCAGGCTTATGAGCGCCTGAAGAAAGATTTTGAGGAGCGTCACACCGGGCTTGGCAATGCTCACCGCCCGATGATCCTTGAGATGGGGCTGGACTGGAAGTCGATGGCGCTGAACGCCGAGGACAGCCAGTTCCTGGAAACCCGCAAGTTTCAGCTTGAAGAAATCTGTCGTCTGTTCCGGGTACCGTTGCACATGGTGCAGAACACCGATCGCGCCACCTTCAACAATATCGAAGAACTGGGGCTCGGATTTATCAACTATTCACTGGTGCCGTATCTGACCCGCATCGAACAGCGGATCAACACCGGACTGGTACGAAAAAGTAAGCAGGGCGTTTATTACGCCAAATTTAACGCCGGGGCGTTACTGCGCGGGGATATGAAGTCCCGTTTTGAAGCCTACGCCACCGGGATTAACTGGGGAATTTACTCTCCCAATGACTGCCGCGACCTGGAAGATATGAATCCGCGTCCCGGTGGGGATGTCTATCTCACACCGATGAACATGACCACGAAACCCTCCGATGGCAGTAAAGCCGGTAAGCAGAAGGATAACGCCAATGCAGACGAAACAACGTCTTGATGTACCGCTGAGTCTGAAATCTGTCAGTGACTCCGGTGAGTTTGAAGGGTATGGCTCCGTCTTTGGTGTAAAGGACAGCCACGATGATGTGGTGATGTCCGGGGCATTTGCTGCTTCCCTGCGGGCGTGGAGTGACAGAAAAGCGTTACCTGCGCTGCTCTGGCAGCACCGCATGGATGAGCCCATCGGTGTTTACACCGAAATGAAGGAAGACGATGTCGGGCTTTACGTCAGGGGGCGGTTGCTCATTGATGATGATCCCCTGGCAAAACGCGCACATGCACACATGAAGGCCGGTTCGTTAACCGGCCTTTCTATTGGGTACGTCCTGAAGGACTGGGAATACGACCGGACGAAAGAAGCCTTTCTGCTGAAAGAAATCGACCTCTGGGAAGTCAGTCTGGTGACGTTCCCGTCTAACGACGAGGCACGGATCAGCGACGTCAAGAACGCGCTGGCCCGCGGGGAAATCCCCGAACAGAAAAAAATCGAAAGAGTCCTGCGTGATGTCGGACTCTCCCGTACCCAGGCCAAAGCATTCATGGCCGGGGGCTATAGCGCACTGTCCCTGCGCGACGCTGAGGATGTGAGCTCTGCACTGAATGCACTGAAAAATCTGAACTTCTAATCAGGAGAAATACGATGGCGGTAGATATTAAAGATGTCGAACAGGTCGCGCAGGAGCTGCAGCAGAAGTTTGACGACTTCAAAGCAAAGAACGACAAGCGCGTGGAGGCGATTGAGCAGGAAAAAGGCAAACTTGCCGGGCAGGTGGAAACCCTGAACGGAAAACTCAGCGAGCTGGAAAATCTCAAAAGCGACCTTGAAAAAGAGCTGCTTGAGCTGAAACGTCCGGCAGGTGGTGCGCAGAATAAACTGGCCACCGAGCATAAAGAAGCGTTTGTGGGCTTCCTGCGTAAAGGCCGTGAAGATGGTCTGCGCGATCTGGAGCGCAAGGCATTACAGGTGGGCACCGATGAAGACGGTGGCTATGCCGTGCCGGAAGCGCTGGATCGCAACATTCTGACCTTGCTGAAAGATGAAGTGGTGATGCGCCAGGAAGCCACGGTGATCACCGTTGGCGGTTCCGACTACAAAAAACTTGTGAATCTGGGCGGCACGGCTTCCGGATGGGTTGGCGAGACTGACGCGCGCTCCCAGACTGCCACTTCCAGACTGGGGCTGATTGAACCTTTCATGGGGGAAATCTACGGTAACCCGCAGGCCACCCAGAAAATGCTGGATGATGCCTTTTTCAACGTGGAGGCCTGGATCAACAGCGAGCTGGCAACCGAATTTGCCGAACAGGAAGAAATTGCCTTTACCACCGGCGATGGTACCAAGAAGCCGAAAGGGTTCCTGGCGTATGAATCCACTGATGAAACCGACAAGGTCCGGGCGTTCGGCAAACTTCAGCATATTGTATCCGGCGAAGCGACCGCGGTGACCGCAGACGCCATTATCAAACTGATTTACACGCTGCGTAAGGCACACCGCACTGGCGCGAAGTTCATGATGAACAACAACAGCCTGTTTGCCATCCGTCTGCTGAAAGACACCGAGGGTAACTATCTGTGGCGTCCGGGGCTGGAACTGGGGCAGCCGTCCTCTCTGGCGGGTTACGGTATCGCTGAAAACGAACAGATGCCGGATATCGCCGCTGATGCGAAAGCCATTGCATTTGGTAACTTCAAACGGGGTTACACCATCGTTGACCGTATCGGCACCCGCATTCTGCGTGACCCGTACACCAATAAACCGTTTGTCGGTTTTTATACCACCAAGCGCACCGGCGGGATGCTGGTCGATTCGCAGGCCATCAAACTGCTGAAGATTGCAGCGGCGTAATCACTCAGGGGCGCGGAACCGCGCCCCTGTTCTGACGGGTGAAGAATCATGATCCTGAAACAAGATCTGAAATGGTCACCGGACGGTATGCGTGTTGAGGTCATTCGGGCCGGTGAGTATGACGACGGGGCGCTTCCTGCCCGGGTGCAGGAGATTGCACTTCAGGCCGGGTTAGCAGAGCGCGGAATCAGTGCAAAAAGCAGTAAAGCGGCAAAAGAGAAAAAAGCCACGACCAGTAAAGAGGGCTGAGTATGCTTCTGACAATGGAAGAGATTAAAGCCCAACTCCGGCTGGATGAGGATTTCGATACTGATGACCGCCATCTGCAACTGCTGGCATGTGCGGCACAAAAGCGGACGGAAACGTATCTGAACCGGAAGCTCTATGCACCGGATGAAACCATTCCGGACAGCGATCCGGACGGGCTGCACCTGCCGGATGATATTCGTCTGGGGATGCTGATGCTTATCAGCCATTTTTACGAAAACCGCTCGTCGGTTACGGAAGTGGAGAAACTCGACATGCCGCAGAGTTTTGGCTGGCTTGTCGGCCCGTACAGGTACTTTCCGCAATGAAAATTCGTCAGGCGCAGACCAGCGCAACCTACATTCTGCCGGACCCCGGTGAACTGAATAAACGCGTCCTGATCCGCCTGCGGGTGGATATGCCCGCGGATAACTTTGGCGTGGAGCCTCAATACCCGGTTACGTTCCGGACATGGGCGAAGGTTATCCAGACCAGTGCCACCACCTGGCAGGAAACCGCGCAGACCGGGGACGCCATCACCCATTACATCACCATTCGTTACCGCCGGGGGATCACCGCTGATTATGAGGTGGTCTGCGGTGACAGTGTGTACCGGGTGAAACGTCAGCGCGATCTGAACGGGGCGCGGCGCTTTCTGCTGCTGGAGTGTACGGAGCTGGGCGAATGTAGGCAGAGTCACGGAGGCAACAATGACGACTTCCTTTTTGCACGTTGATTTTCAGCAGCCCGCGGAGATGCGCTTTAACCGCGCCCGTGTCCGGCGGGCGTTTGTCACGATTGGTCAGCGTCATATGCGTGATGCCCGTCGGCTGGTGATGCGCCGTGCGCGGTCGGCACCGGGTGAAAACCCCGGTTATCAGACCGGACGCCTGGCTCGTTCGATTGGTTACATGGTACCCAGAGCCAGTAAACATCGCCCTGGTTTTATGGCACGTATAGCCCCTAACCAGCGTAATGGTGAGGGAAACCGCCGCATCACCGGTGATTTTTATCCGGCTTTTTTGTTCTATGGCGTGAAGAGAGGGGCAAAGCGTCGTCGCAGCCATCATCGTGGTGCATCCGGTGGCAGAGGCTGGCGACTGGCTCCACGTAATAACTTCATGGTGGAAACGCTTGAAAAGAACCACAGCTGGACACGCTATTTTCTGGCGCGGGAATTGCGTAAATCACTGAAGCCGGAGCGACGACACAGATGAAACTGACGCCTGTTATTGCTGCACTGCGTGCCCGCTGTCCGTATTTTGAAAACCGGGTTGCAGGCGCGGCACAGTTCAAAAATCTGCCGGAGGTCGGAAAGCTGAGACTCCCGGCGGCGTATGTGGTACCGGGGGATGATTCTCCGGGAGAAAACAAAAGCCAGACCGACTACTGGCAGGAGCTGAAAGAGGGCTTCTCCGTGGTTGTCATACTGAGTAACGGGCGTGATGAGCGCGGTCAGTTTGCTTCGTATGATGTGGTGGACGATGTCCGGCAGATGCTCTTTAAGGCCCTGCTGGGCTGGAACCCGGAAGCGTGCGGTAATCCGATTAACTATGACGGCGGCACGCTGCTGGATCTGAATCGTCATGAGCTGATTTATCAGTTCGATTTTTCGATCATCAGCGAGCTGACTGAAGACGATACCCGCCAGCAGGATGACCTGAACAGTCTGGATGAACTGCGAACGCTGGCGATTGATGTTGATTATCTCGATCCCGGTAACGGGCCTGACGGCGATATCGAACATCACACCGAAATAACCCTTCCTTCCTGAGAATCTTCATGTTTGTGAAACCTGTTAAAGGGCGGTCAGTGCCTGACCCTGCCCGCGGTGACCTTTTGCCCGCCGAAGGGCGAAATGTTGACGAGAATAACTACTGGCTGCGCCGTGAAGCAGCGGGTGATATCCGGCGCGTGAATAAAAAGGTGAACACCGATGACGATAAGCTTTAACACCATTCCGTCGAATACGCTGGTTCCGCTGTTTTATGCGGAAATGGATAACCAGGCGGCGAATACTGCACAGGACAGCGGAGCATCGCTGCTGATTGGTCATGCCAATAACGGTGCAGAGATTGTTGCCAACAGTCTGGTGCTGATGCCGTCGGCAGACTATGCACGCCAGATTTGTGGTGCGGGAAGTCAGCTGGCGCGTATGGTCGAGGCTTATCGCCAGACCGACCCGTTTGGTGAACTGTATGTAATTGCCGTTCCTGAATCCACGGGCGCGGCGGCAACAGTTACGCTGACGGTGACCGGGGCGGCAACCGAAACCGGCACGGTGAATGTTTATGTGGGACGTACCCGCGTGCAGGCACCGGTGACTAACGGCGATAACGTCACGACGATTGCCAGCAGTATCCAGGATGCCATCAATGCCGTTCCGGCCCTGCCGTTTACGGCCTCATCTTCGGCTGGCGTGGTCACACTGACCGCGCGTCATAAGGGGCTTTGCGGGAATGAAATTCCTGTCAGCCTCAATTACTACGGCTTTGGTGGGGGCGAAGTGCTGCCTGCGGGCGTACAGATTGCCGTGGCGACGGGGACCGCCGGAACGGGCTCTCCTGTTCTCACCGGCGCGGTGGCTGCAATGGCGGATGAGCCGTTTGATTATATCGGCCTGCCGTTCAACGACACGGCCTCCGTTAACACGCTGGTGACCGAGATGAACGATACCAGCGGTCGCTGGAGCTATGCGCGTCAGCTGTATGGTCATGTGTATACGGCAAAGATCGGCACGCTGTCAGAACTGGTGACCGCAGGTGACCAGTTTAACCAGCAGCACATTACCCTAGCGGGGTACGAAAAAGAGACCCAGACGCCTGCCGACGAGCTGGCGGCAAGCCGTACCGCCCGCGCAGCGGTGTTTATCCGCAACGATCCGGCACGTCCCACGCAGACCGGTGAGCTGGTGGGTATGCTGCCTGCGCCGAAGGGGAAACGGTTCACGATGACCGAACAACAGACCCTGCTGTCTCATGGCGTGGCAACGGCGTATGTCGAAAACGGGGTACTACGCATTCAGCGTGATGTCACCACGTACAGGAAAAACGCTTACGGGGTTGCGGATAACAGTTACCTCGACAGTGAGACGCTGCATACCAGCGCGTATGTACTGCGCAAACTGAAATCCGTCATTACCAGTAAGTACGGGCGTCACAAGCTTGCCAGTGACGGTACCCGCTTTGGTCCCGGTCAGGCGATTGTCACCCCGGCGGTGATCAAAGGGGAACTGCTGGCAACCTACCGTCAGCTTGAGCGTGCGGGGATCGTGGAAAACTACGAACTGTTTAAGCAGTACCTGGTTGTGGAGCGTGATGCCAGCGATCCGAACCGCCTGAACACGCTGTTCCCGCCTGACTATGTTAACCAGCTGCGTGTCTTTGCCGTGGTTAATCAGTTCCGTCTTCAGTATTCAGAGGAGTCTGCATAATGGCCCGTATCGGGGGAACCTGTTATTTCAAAATTGACGGTCAGCAGCTATCGCTGACCGGCGGCATTGAGGTGCCCATGAACAGGACGGTCAATGATGACATCATCGGCCTGGACGGTTCAGTGGACCGCAAGGAAACTCACCGTGCGCCTTATGTCAAAGGGACCTTCAAGGTGCCGAAGAATTTTCCGGTGAGCAAAATCACCTCGTCTGATGAGATGACCATCACTGCCGAGCTGGCGAACGGTCAGGTCTATGTACTGTCGTCTGCCTGGCTGCACGGCGAAGCGAACCATAATGCCGAAGAAGGCACGGTCGATCTTGAGTTCCACGGTGAAGAAGGGGATTACCAGTAATGAAAGAGCTTGAGTTAAAGAAACCGATTACCGCTCATGGCGAGACACTCTCCGTACTGGAGTTTGATGAGCCCACCGGGAAAGATGTCCGCGAGCTGGGGTATCCCTACCAGATGAATCAGGATGAGTCCGTCAGACTTCTGGCGCATGTGGTATCGAAATACATTGTGCGGCTGGCGAAAGTGCCGCAAAACTCTGTCGACCAGATGTCTCCGGCAGACCTGAATGCAGCGGCGTGGCTTGTGGCCGGTTTTTTCCTCCAGGCCTGACGGCTGAATACCTCACTGATCGCTTCTTTGACTGCGCCAGCTACTGGCGCATTAATCCCTTCGAATTGCTGAATATGCCGATCAGTGAAATTCCCTTGCTGGTCAGTCAGGCAAACAGGATAGAGCAGGAGAAACGCACACATGGCTGAATTTGAGCTTAAGGCGTTGATCACCGGTGTCGACAGGCTTTCTCCCGCGCTGTCGAAAATGCAAAAGAAAATCCGGGGATTTAAACGCCAGGCGGAAGAAGCGTCACAGGGTGGGCTGGCGCTTGGTGGCGGACTGGCAGCGGGTCTGACGCTTTCCCTGAAATCTTATGCCGATCAGGAAAACGCCGCCACCGGGCTGAAAGTTGCCATGATGGATGCGAACGGTGAGGTCGGAAAGAGCTTTCAGGACATCAATAAACTGGCTATTGGTCTGGGTAACCAGCTACCCGGTACAACGGCTGATTTCCAGAACATGATGCAGATGCTGGTGCGTCAGGGGATCCCGGCAGAAAACATTCTTGGCGGTGTGGGGAAAGCGACTGCTTATCTTGCGGTACAACTGAAAAAAACACCGGAAGCGGCTGCTGAGTTTGCCGCAAAGATGCAGGATGCTACCGGAACGGCGTCAGAAGACATGATGGGGCTGTTCGACACTATCCAGAAGGCGTTTTATCTGGGCGTTGACGATACCAACATGTTGTCCTTCTTCACTAAAACCAGCTCTGTTCTGAAGATGGTGAACAAGGACGGTCTTCAGGCTGCACAGAGCCTTGCCCCCATCAGCGTCATGATGGATCAGATGGGGATGAACGGGGAGTCGGCAGGTAATGCCCTGCGAAAAGTTATCCAGTCCGGATTAAGCGTTAAGAAAATCAGGGACGTCAATAAAGTCATGGCCCGCCAGAAACTCGGGGTACAGCTCGATTTTACTGACGGCAAAGGAAGTTTTGGCGGTCTTGATAACATGTTCAGGCAACTGGCAAAGCTGCGAAAACTGACCGACGTTAAGCGAACAGGTGTACTTAAGGCAATATTTGGTGATGATGCCGAAACCCTTCAGGTGGTCAATGCACTAATCGATAAAGGAAAGGATGGCTACGATCAGATCCAGCAGAAGATGAATAAACAGGCCAGCCTGAATAAACGTGTTCAGGCACAGCTTGGTACGCTGTCCAACCTGTGGGAGGCAATGACGGGGACCGCAACTAACGGTCTTGCAGCTATTGGCGGCGCATTTTCTGGTGACGCTAAAAATATCACGCAATGGCTGGGGGAGTTAGGGGAAAAATTCACGAAGTTTGCGGATGAAAATCCCCGGGTTATTCGCGGCGTCGTCGGGCTTGCTGCCGGTCTTGCGATTCTGAAACTGGGATTGATGGGCGTTGGCGGTGCCATCAGTATTGTCAGCAGGATCATGTCGATGACGCCGATTGGCATGATTGCGACGGCGATAGCCCTGGCTGCGGGATTAATTATCACTAACTGGGATGTTGTCGGACCTTATTTTAAGAAACTCTGGGAAACCATTGGTCCTTATTTTGAGGCTGGCTGGGAACTTCTGAAGAAAGTTTTTGCCTGGTCGCCGCTGGGGATGGTCATCAATAACTGGGGACCGGTTGTTAAGTGGTTTCAGAATATGTGGGACAAGCTGAAGCCAATTATTGAGTGGTTTACCGACAGTTCCGGTGACACGGTCGATGCCATTAACTCTGCGCAGTGGGGCGCGGGTGCTTATGATGCTTATGGGACGGGAATACCGGCGCGGGGATACACACCTTATCCGGCGGTAGATCCGGCTCAGTCAAACAACGCCTCCGATGCCACAGGCCCGAATCCCTTCATGATTAACAAAGCTTCTGCGCCAAAAGTTGATGGTGAGATCAAGGTCTCTTTTGTGAATTCGCCTCCGGGTATGCGGGTTATGGAAACGCGATCCAGCGGTTTTGATGTCAGCCATGATGTTGGCTATACGCGCTTTGGCAGGTAATGAAAAATTAATCTGTTAATGAGTCCCACTCCGGTGGGATTTTTTATGTACGGAGTTTATATGACGTGGAAAGACAGACTTCAGGACGCGTCATTTCGCGGTGTGCCGTTTAAGGTTGAAGAAGAAAGTGCGGGAACCGGTCGTCGTGTGGAAACGCACGAATACCCGAACCGCGACAAACCCTATGCCGAAGACCTGGGGAAAATCACTTTCCGCCCGTCCATCACGGCTTATGTGGTGGGAGATGACTGCTTTGACCAGCGCGATCGCCTGATTGACGCGCTGAATAAACCCGGTCCCGGCACGCTTGTCCATCCGACATACGGTGAGCTGAAAGTCTGTGTTGACGGGGAGGTTCGGGTCAGCACATCGAAGAGTGAAGGGCGTATTGTCCGCTTTGACCTGAAGTTTGTCGAAGCGGGAGAACTCTCTTACCCCACATCAGGTGCGGCGACGGCGCAGACGCTGATGTCATCCTGTTCTGCACTGGATGACTGCATCAGTGACAGTTTCAGTGGTTTCAGTATCGATGGCGTGGCAGATTTTGTGCAGAACGACGTCGTCGGTAATGCCAGCACAATGCTTGGGTATGTTTCTGATGCGATGAAAGTGGTGGATTCTGCCGTATCGGATGCCGCCAGGCTGTTGCAGGGGGATATCTCGGTACTTCTGCCGCCGCCATCGTCAGGCAAAAATTTCGTTGAGCAGGTGCAGAAAATGTGGCGTACCGGGAAACGCCTTTATGGTAACGCCAGCGACCTGGTCACCATGATCAAAACGCTTTCCGGTGTCAGCCTCGGCAGCGATCTGCAACCGCGCGGCGTCTGGAAAACGGACAGTAAAACCACCGCCACGGCGACGCAGCAGCGTAACGTGGTTGCCAGCACCCTTCGTACGACCGCAATCAGCGAAGCGGCGTATGCCGTCACCCGATTGCCTGCGCCAACAACTTCCGCGGTGATGCAGAATGCCGCAGTGGAGCAGGCAACAACACCTGCGCAGAGCACTGGCTGGCCTTCCGTCACGCATCCGGCACTGAACAATGCACCGGCGGTGAAAAACACGGTTGACCTGCCGACGTGGGAAGAACTGACTGACATTCGCGACACACTGAATACGGCAATTGATAAGGAGTTGTCCCGTACAACCAGTGATGCGCTGTTTCTGGCGCTGCGCCGGGTGAAAGCAGATCTGAATGCGGATATCAACACGCGCCTTGAACAGTCTGCACGGATCATTCAGCGCACACCGGATGAGGTTTTACCCGCGCTGGTGCTGGCGGCGACCTGGTTTGATAACGCGGCGCGTGACGCGGACATTATCCGGCGTAATGCCATTACGCATCCCGGCTTTGTGCCGGTGATCCCTCTGAAGGTGCCAGTGCAATGAACGACAATGTCACACTACGGGTAAATGGCCGGGAGTGGAATGGCTGGACATCGGTGCGCATCGGTGCCGGTATTGAACGGCTGGCGCGGGATTTCAGTGTGGAGATCACTCGCCAGTGGCCGGGAGATGAGGGTATCACCACGCTTCAGCCGCGCATTAAAAACGGTTCAAAAGTGGAAGTGCTGATTGGTGATGAGCTGGTGATCACCGGCTGGGTGGAGGCGACGCCCGTTCGTTACGATGCCCGTTCGGTCAGCACCGGTATTGCCGGACGTAGTCTGACGGCTGACCTGATTGACTGTGCAGCCGAACCGACACAGTTTAACGGACGCTCGCTGGTACAGATTGCGCAGGCGCTTGCTGCGCCTTTCGGCATTGAGGTGGTGAACAACGGTGCGCCGTCGGGTGTTATTACTGATGTCCAGCCTGATCATGGTGAAACGGTGATTGAGGTAATCAACAAAATACTCGGTCAGCAGCAGGCACTGGCTTATGACGACCCGCACGGCAGGCTGGTGATTGGCGGGATTGGCTCAACGCGGGCACATACTGCGCTGGTACTCGGGGAAAACATCCTTTCCTGCGATACGGAGAAGAGTATCCGGGAGCGGTTTTCTGTTTACCAGGTGGCGGGGCAGCGTGCCGGAAACGACGATGATTTCGGTGAGGCCACCACCACCGCGCTGCGGGCCCGCACAGAGGACGCATTTATTGCCCGTTACCGTCCGATGTATATCAGGCAGACAGGGCAGGCTACGGGGGCAGGCTGTATTGCACGTGCTGACTTTGAAGCCCGACAACGGGCGGCGCGGACGGATGAAACCACCTATGTGGTGCAGGGCTGGCGACAGGGTAACGGTACGCTGTGGCAGCCCAACCAGCGGGTGATTGTCTTCGATCCGGTCTGTGGTTTCGACAATACTGAACTGCTTGTTTCGGAAGTCACGTTTACTCAGGACCAGAACGGCACCCTGACGGAAATCCGTGTCGGCCCACCTGATGCTTATCTGCCTGAACCCGAAGCCCCCGGCGCGCGGAAAAAGAAAAAAGCCAGAGTACAGGAGGACCCGTTCTGATGAGGACGATTGAAGCCATGCAGCGACAACTCCTCGGCCTGATTGGGCGGGCCGTGGTGAAAAGCATCAGTGCCGCCACGAAATGTCAGACCGTGGATGTGTCCCTGATTGCCGGTGAACCCAAAGCCGGGGTTGAACATCTTGAACCCTACGGTTTTACCGCAAGGGCAAACAGCGGTGCGGAAGCGGTGGTGTTGTTTCCGGATGGCGACCGTTCTCATGCGGTGGTTGTTACGGTGTCGGACCGGCGCTACCGCCTGAAAGGGCTGCAGACGGGTGAGGTGGCTGTCTATGACGATCAGGGGCAGTCTGTGACGCTGACCCGGGAGGGGATCGTGGTGGACGGTGCAGGGAAAACGATCACGTTTCGCAATGCACCTGAAGCACGTTTTGAAATGGATCTGGAAGTGACCGGACAGGTGAAAGACCTGTGCGACTCCGGCGGCACCACCATGTCAGCGATGCGGCTTGCCTATAACGGGCATCGTCACAGGGAGAACGGTCAGGGCAGTAACACCGACAAACCTGATAAAGCGATGGAGGCATGATGGAACTGTGGCTGACGGTGAACGGTAAACGCACCTGCGCCAGCGCACCGCTGGATCCGCTGACCCGCGCCGTGGTGATTTCCCTGTTCACCTGGCGGCGGGCGGAGCCTGATGACAATGCCGACGTCCCGATGGGATGGTGGGGGGATACCTGGCCTGCGGTACAGAATGACCGTTACGGCTCCCGACTGTGGCTGCTTCAGCGCAGCAAACTGACCAATCAGCTGGTGCAGACGGTAAGGGGATATATCCGCGAATGCCTGCAATGGATGATTGATGACGGCGTGGTGTCCCGTATTGATCTGGATATCCACCGCACCGGGATTAATGAGCTGGGTAACAGTATCACCCTCTGGCGTCGTGATGGACCAGTAGTGATTTCTTTTGATGATCTGTGGAGTGCGATAACGCATGGCGGACAGTGAATTTCAGCGCCCGACGCTGGCAGAAAATATCAGTATGCTCCGTAACGATTTATTCGCCAGGCTGGACGTCAGCGACACGCTCCGGCGCATGGATGAAGACGTGCGGGCAAAGGTGTATGCGGCGGCGCTGCATACGGTCTACGGTTACATCGATTATCTGGCAATGAATATGCTGCCTGACCTGTGCGATGAGTCCTGGCTGGCGCGACATGCTGCGATGAAACGGTGTCCGCGCAAGGGTGCCACGGTTGCCAGCGGGTATATGCGCTGGGAAGGTGTCAGCGATGGCCTGAAGGTGACTGCCGGGAGTGTTATTCAGCGCGATGACCTGGTGCAGTACACGACAACTGACGATGCAATCAGCTCCGGTGGTGTCCTGCGCGTGCCGATCGCCTGCTCAAGTGCAGGTGCGGTCGGTAACGCTGACGACGGTACGGCATTAATCCTGGTCACGCCGGTGAATGGTCTGCCGTCTTCCGGTGTGGCTGACACCCTGACAGGCGGATTTGATACTGAAGAGCTGGAAACGTGGCGCGCCCGCGTCATTGAGCGGTATTACTGGACGCCGCAGGGCGGGGCTGACGGGGACTATGTCGTCTGGGCTAAAGAAGTGCCTGGCATTACCCGCGCATGGACATACCGACACTGGATGGGAACGGGGACTGTCGGTGTGATGATTGCCAGCAGTGACCTGATTAATCCCATTCCGGAAGAATCAACGGAAACGGCGGCAAGACAACATATCGGGCCACTGGCCCCGGTGGCAGGCTCTGATTTGTATGTGTTCAGGCCGGTGGCACATACGGTGGATTTTCATATCCGTGTGACGCCGGACACACCGGAAATACGGGCTGCCATCACCGCGGAGTTGCGTTCGTTCCTGCTGCGTGATGGTTATCCGCAGGGAGAACTGAAGGTGTCACGTATCAGTGAAGCGATTTCCGGTGCGAACGGGGAATACAGCCATCAGTTGCTTGCACCGGCGGACAATATCACCATTGCGAAAAATGAGCTGGCGGTTCTGGGGGCGATTTCATGGACGTGACAAACGATGATTACATCCGTCTGTTGTCAGCACTGTTGCCGCCCGGTCCGGCGTGGTCAGCCAGCGATCCGGCGATTGCCGGTGCGGCACCGTCATTAACCCGCGTTCATCAGCGTGCGGATGCCCTGATGCGGGAGCTGGATCCGCGCACCACCACCGAACTGATAAATCGCTGGGAGCGTCTGTGCGGCCTGCCGGATGAATGTATTCCTACAGGGACACAGACCCTTCGCCAGCGTCAGCAACGGCTGGATGCGAAGGTTAACCTGGCGGGCGGCATCAACGAGGATTTTTATCTTGCCCAGCTTGCTGCCCTGGGCAGACCAGCTGCCACCATCACGCGATACGACAAAAGCACCTTCACCTGCTCATTGGCCTGTACTGACGCGGTGAATGCGCCGGAATGGCGGTATTACTGGCAGGTCAACATGCCAGCTACCACCAACACCACCTGGATGACATGTGGCGATCCCTGTGATTCCGCGCTGCGTATCTGGGGCGACACCGTTGTCGAGTGTGTGCTTAACAAACTCTGCCCGTCGCATACCTACGTAATTTTTAAATATCCGGAGTAATCCATGCATCGTATAGACACGAAAACCGCGCAGAAGGATAAGTTCGGCGCGGGTAAGAACGGTTTTACCCGTGGTAACCCCCAGACCGGCACACCTGCCACCGATCTGGATGATGACTACTTTGATATGTTGCAGGAGGAGCTTTGCAGCGTGGTGGAGGCATCCGGTGCCAGCCTGGAGAAGGGGCGAAACGACCAGTTGCTTACCGCGCTTCGTGCTCTGCTGTTAAGCCGCAAGAATCCGTTTGGTGATATCAAATCGGATGGCACGGTGAAAACGGCTCTCGAAAACCTTGGTTTGGGAGAAGGCTCTGCATTACCTGCGGTGTGCCTGTTCCGTGGCCTTCCGCCACTCCGCCGACAGGCTGGCTGAAATGCAATGGTGCGGCTTTTTCTGCTGAAGAATACCCGGAACTGGCAAAGGCTTACCCGACAAATAAATTGCCTGATTTACGCGGTGAATTTATTCGTGGCTGGGATGATGGGCGTAGTGCGGATGCGGGGAGAACAATATTATCCGCTCAGGGCGATGCCATACGTAATATCTATGGTGAGTTCAAGACTGTAAACACCGAAAATTATTCAATATGGGAATCAGTAGGCTCGTTTAAGGGGGCAGTGGTGCCTTTGAACCCCTCAACGAACAATAGTTATTTCTCCTTAGTCAGAAGTATGGTGACAGAAAGGTCCGAGGGCGGTGTTTACCCAAAAGTGATTGGCCTTGATGCTTCAAGAATTGTTCCAACTGCAAACGAAAATCGACCCCGTAACATTGCCTTTAATTATATCGTGAGGGCTGCCTGATGGATAAAGCTATATTAAATAAGGAACTCATCGCCACAAAGGCGGGAGATATTACCGTTTATAATTATGATGGTGAAACACGAGAATATATTTCCACATCAACCGAATATCTTGCTGTGGGTGTCGGTATCCCGGCATGTTCCTGTTTAGATGCTCCTGGCTCATATAAAGCTGGTTATGCAATTTGCCGTTCTGCAGATTTTAACTCATGGGAATATGTGCCAGACCATCGCGGTGAAATCGTCTATAGCACCGAAACAGGAGAATCAAAAGAAATCACAGCTCCGGGTGATTACCCTGAAAAGACAACCACTATCGCCCCGTTAACGCCATACGATAAATGGGATGGTGAGAAATGGGTGACGGATACCGAGGCACAGCATAGAGCAGCAGTAGACATGGCAGAAACACAGCGGCAGTCGCTGATTGATGCTGCAATGGTTTCCATTAGTCTGATTCAACTGAAATTGCAGGCCGGGAGGAAGCTGACGCAGGCAGAAAACACCCGACTTAACGCCGTGCTGGATTACACTGACGCGGTGACGGCAACAGATACCAGCACCGCGCCGGATGTCATCTGGCCTGAACTGCCGGAGGCGTAGGCCATTCAATATCTGGAGCACTGGAGGTATCAACCAGCTCCAGTGCGTCCAGATAATCCAGCCACAAATTATATTGCGCCAGTTCGTCACCTTTCAGACGACCAATAGCGGCTTTACCAGGCCATTGTTTACTGTTCATATAATCGTTGGCCTGATTAATTAGTAGCTGTCTTTCTGATTCAGTAATTTCAGTAAGTTCTTCATGCGTAGGGGCAGGAATATCCGCCCACGCGGGCAGCCCATCACCTCCGGCAATACGGATTTTTCCTTGTGGCGGTTCAGCCATAAATTCACTGATAATATTTTGACTCACCTCCTTAGCATCTGATAAATCCCATCCCTCTGATTTATATTTATCAATCATATCCACAGGGAAAAAAGCATTATGCCTTGCGCTATAAACATATTCGTTCATATAAATCATCCTGAATAAAATTATTCACCAACAGCCCACCAACTGTAAGTCATTGACACCTTGTCGCTGGTTGATGCAGTTCTGTAAGCAGAATTAAAGCCGGTTAATGTTGGGCCTTCTACGGACATAACGAATCCACGCCCTGCACCAAAAGGCGCACCGCCATCGCCAGAATGGGTAAGAATGGCGATATCCGCTTTTTTAGGGAAAGGGATAGGAAATGTAATCCTCATTGTTTGCGTCGATAATTTCGGCATAGCCTCACCTCGACCATATTGCAGGATTTTCCCGTTGGGTAATTTCATCCATCCATCACCACTGGCAAAAGAGGTCATGTCCGGTATCTGATTTTCCCCTGTCCCCACCCCTCGTTTTGCTGCTTCTCCCAAACCAACGTTTATGAAAATGCAGAAATAACGAGCAAATGGCATCATTCCTGCTTTTGTCAGGGGGATCTACCATGCTTATTGGCTATGTACGCGTATCAACAAATGACCAGAACACAGATCTACAACGTAATGCGCTGAACTGTGCAGGATGCGAGCTGATTTTTGAAAACAAGATAAGCGGTACAAAGTCCGAGACCTAGGGCTGACATTGCTGTTCTTGATGCAAATTAAAGTATTTAATAGTGAGTAGCGGCCTTACTAAGGTAAGGCCGCTATAATCATTTTATTAATTGCATTAATCGTGTTTTGGCCATACTTTCAATGCAATTTCCCCCAAATTTTTACCCCGCTCCAGGATTTCATCCTCATCCCATTTATCCTTAACTATAAGTGGAATGTTCAGTCGTAGATTGGTGTGGACGATGAGAGCATCACGTTTTTTCAGAAATACAGCATTCTGAACAGAACGGTTTACGCTAAGGTTAAGCAAAGTTAGATTTCCCAAAGTAGCTATCGCTTGTTGCCGTTTCCTTACCAGTAGCTGTTCAGGGGTAAGATCGGTTCCAGACAGAACAATTTGGTTCAATACCGTAGCATCTGAATTTGTCACCATACGACCATTTTCGAGAGGCCAACAGGAATACCAACTTTGGGGCATAAGATGATCGATATCGAGATTAGAAAGATTTGGAACATCAGGCTTTTCGGTCTTCACTTGGCGACAAAGTTCTCTTTCAAGTTCCGTTAACATTGAGCGCATTTTCGGTGCGTCGAGCCTGCCAGGATAAAGTGGAGCATTGATGCAAGCGTTGAGAAATTCTGAGTCACCAGGCCAACGTGAGGCTTCGCCATTTAAGTTATTGAGGATATTACGTAACTCAACACTGGAAATTTCCGTTTTAGCCAAGTGCCGCAATACATTCATAAATACATTGTTGTAATTCTTTGGCGTCAGGCCACATACGGCTCTTCGTACTACGTAGGAGACAAGATCATTATACATGGCTGCTTTCTCATCATCAGCGATGTTAGCTATCGAAATGAACAAAGCAAGCGGATAAAGTGTCGTCACATCATAGTCTGCGATGCGATATCCAAAGTGTGAGATGGGGGTTGTGCCAAAACCATCAACCAATTCTTTATATTGTAATGCATATTGTTTGAGGCGCTTTACTTGCAGATCTGCTCGTTGTGAAGACAAGTCCTTACTTACATAATCACGATACTCATTGTAAAGGCGAGACAGATCAATTTCACGCTGCCTTTCTGATTGCAATGTCGCATGTACTAGCCACTCCATGCGTGGTTTATTAATACGTCCACGGCGTTGTTTTTCCGACCAGTATTTATCTTCAAAGCTCTTCCACTCATTTTCATATAATTCAATAGCATTAATATTTTCATGCTCTGCGCACATAAAGATATAGTTGCGAATAAGATCCGTAGCATGAAGTTCCGCCCCTCGCCCATTTAATGTTTCAAAAATTATTTGGGCATCATCTTCAGCTTCGAGAAATATGCTTACCAGTTTCAGATCTGTTAAGACAGCCTCAATTAGAGCTACAGCATTTTCTTGTGGTGAGTGGTTTTCTATTTTAATCCATTTTATAAAGGCTTTAGTAAAAAAACATAATGCTTCTAGTGATGGCGGGTGATTAAAACGCTTACGCAACGTACCATGCTGCGTGAAACTATCAGAGAATACGTCCCGGAGATCGTCAATATTTTCAACATTAAAACTTTGAATAAAATGAGTTTGATCCCGAAAAGTTGGCCACAGTTTGAAGCGTTCTACTTCTTTATTTCGCATTGTGTCTTCGTTTGAGTTTTTCAGGCAAGGCGAAATGAGAGCCTCTAAGCTGGAAAGATCCGTAGCACGTAATGCTAATCGGATGGATGCCAGAACATATTGAAGAGTGGTCAATCGTTGCTGACCATCAATAATATGTATGGAATCTACACCTAATAATCCTTTTTTTGATTGAGGTTCCAGTACAACCGCACCAAGGAAATGGGGAGTTGGTTTTGTACCCGAGAGCCGGGATTGTGCTTTCTCTAGGATATCCTCCAGTAGAGCTGACCATTGGTCTTGCTGAGTCCATACATAGGCACGTTGATAGAATGGAACACAGTATTGTCGGCGGTCTTGAAAAAGTTGTTGGACAGTTAGCGTCTCGGATTTCATGGTATACCTGTAAGCGACATTGTACAAAAGTGAGGAGTTAATCTGATTTAGAACAATCATTTTATTCTGCTATGATACAACGTATTTGTTACCGGTTAAGTAAAAAACGCGTCTGAACGCTGACGTTTTAGGGCTTTACTGGTTATTCTTTCTTATCTCTTCATCATCCCATCGGCATCCTGTCGAGGTTGTTGACTTGTTGTTATTTATTTTGTCTAGGCGCTGTTTAATTATTATTGATAGAACTGATGGTGAGAGGTGATTGAAATTGTAGGCACGTCGTTTGCAAGGACGTGCTACGACTGGCTGGTGAACTTCCGATAGTGCGAGTATTGAATGATTTCCTACGTGCTAACTAGTGAACAAACAACTCTTCAGTAGACTCTCAGGTATCATTCAGAGTTTCCTGAACGAAAGTTTTAGCTCAATCTTTATCTGCAGTATGTCTAACTGAAAAACTATCGTTGCTGGTGGCTTTTACGATCATCTCCACATCGTCATAACGCTTGCCAATGTGTTGGGTTAACTCTTCCTTTAACGCGTCCACAGCGCCATTTGGCATTTGGTCATTTTGTCTTTGGTTATGGAGATCTCAATACGCATAACACTTCTTTTGTACTGCGTTTGTAGACAGTATTATTCTTATCTGTGTAAATAAACAGTATCAAGACTTCGTTTTAGCTGCATAAGAAAAAAGAGATGGATACATTCGGAAAGATTTTGATGGTGGTAGGCTAAGTGAATAGCCTAAAGGTGTTTTACCCCAATTATTCCCCGGTATTTCTCCGCATAAAAAACAATCATAAAAAAACCAGCCATAATAGGCTGGTTCTTAAGGGATTTTTGGCACGAGAGTATTCAAAACGTGCATATAACCATTTGATTTAATTGAATACAAAAAATTTAAACTCAAAATCGTATAGCTTAACGTGTAGCTAAAAATGTTTGCTGCAAAAATATACAATTTTAATCGTTATGACTCCCTGTTATCTGTCATCAAGCTGGTGGATGATCACAGATAAACCGATACCGAGATCCCGGCATCGGCATCATGCCCACCAGCGTGATTAGTTACCTGGTTACTGGCGGGAGGCTGACGACCCCGATACCAGGATGTGCAAAACTAGTGAGCCCTTTTTTATCCTCAACTGGCCCAAAATTCGCTTTTTTTGCCTGCCGTGAGATGTGGAATTTTTGACTGATCCAGCAATGGCGCGGCTTCCGTGATTTTTTAATATAGGTTTTACCTATCAATTCCGTGCACACCTGACACAAAAAAAGTTTTCGAACCTGCGGCGATGTGAGGAAGGGTCAGGCGGCGGTCCTGACAGGCATCACCTCCAGAGATTTTACCCGCCCCCTCCCTGTGCATGGGCACGATAAAATAACCATTCAGCCAACGCCCCTGACCAGAATTTCTCACTAAAAAATGACGCTGGCCACCTCATACGGAAAGCACAAAATCACGTCGATTTTTAATGGATGGTTAAACCGTCTTTTTGTCACGGCGTGTCACTGGTTGTCACCCTCCGTCACGCTGTCCGGCCTCCTCAAATTGAGGTTTCCGAAACAATCAATGGGTTAGGCCATCGTGCAAATTTGCACTCTGCCAGCCAACGCAATTTTACGTTATCGGGAATATCAGCAAGTTAGCACAGAAATAACTCAGGCAGATACAAAACTCAATTTTGAGGTTTGCTTATTATTCAGTTGGTTAACATCCCTCAAAACTGAGGACTGTACCCAAAGCTATTTTTATAGCTCCGGCCTCAGCCGTTGGCTGTTCCCGAAAATATCAGTCAGTTACGTTAACCGCTAATTTCTGCCTTTGGTGTGAATACTGTCGCTTTAACCTACGGTAATTGTTCTGCCTCGGTGCGTGTCACCGCCGTAACCGCGCCAGTAAACCCCACAGATTCGTGGTTTTCCTGAATATCAGGAATCTACCGCCGCAACCGTTCCGGCTTCTTCCACTGGTAAGTATTTTTCGCGCTCTCCCTCCGTTGTTGAGAACGGCGACGGTATGCCAGCAACTCAAGGACTCTTGTTCGTATGTTGCGCATATCCACGCCGTTAAGCTCAATACCATCACGGCGCATCACCTCAGCAACAACACGCACATAATTTTCAGCGGTCACGCTGTCCGGCTGTGTGGCCTGTTCGTCATGCTGCTGGCTGATTCCGACGACGCGGCGGATTAATCCCAGTAGTTCGGCTTCAGTCATTGTGCCCTCATCGTTCCGATAGCCTGGTGTCGTCGGGTCCTTCCTGGAATTATGGCCCGTTACGGGGCGGCGGTTACTCGCCTTTGTTCTGTAGCAACTTCTCAGGCGCGTTTCCGGTAGTTTCCATCAGGTAATCAGCCAGTATCTGTGGCAGGTTTTCGTCAAGTCTTGCACATGCGTTACATGCTTTGGCTATTTCCCTTTTTAGTTCATCCAGCATATACGGCCTTATATCGGGAAAGCGCCTTTGCATTGTGAGCGGGAGGCTGTCCATGATTGATGAAATCTGACTCGCTAGTTTTGAAATCGCGTAGATGCAAAACTTTGTATCAATCACCTCGCCGCGTTCGCGCTCGTTTTTAAGTTCCTGCGCTTCCGCCTGGGCCGTCATTAATCTGATTCT